GAACCTTGGCCCTGGTAAAGCGCCGCCAGTGCCTGCGGCGAATAGTTCTGGATATCCCCTCTGGCCGTGGCCGTGCCCCCTCGAATGTCCCCGAGGGCTCCGGCCTGTCCACTCTGGAGTGCACCTATTCCCCGATCCGAGGCACTGGTAATACCCTGGAGAATCTGGTTCTGTGCCCCGAGCAACGACTGTCGCTGCTTCTCAGCGGCCTCTTTGTAGGGATCACCAGTGAAGATATCAAAAAGGCCCATTAGCCTATCCTCCAACTTGTACCGTCACTATATACTGGCACCTTATTCGATCCGCCCCCGGCAACCACAGTGCCAAAGGTAGTCACGGTAGCATCTGTCACGAAAGCCCTTTCCCCAACACCCAACCTAGCTGCAGGCGGAAGTCCAGCCACTGTCGCAATCGGGGGCGCGGCCAGTCCAGTAAGCCACGAATACCAATCAGCTGTCCATCGCCGTTTCTCATCAACTACCTCAGAAAACGGATCAAGCGGCTTGGTCATCCAGAGAACCCCCTTGGCTCGATCTCGACCGTCCCGCCTGACAGTCCCACGTGCACGGGATCACTCACCCTCAACCTATACCTTACGCCCTGCCCCCGAGACAGCCCACACTGCAGTACATATGGATGACTCCGAGTTTCTCCTGGCCCGCCAAGCCTCCGCAGCACTGGATCGCCATAGCTGTATCCTCCGTCTAGGGACCACGAGATCTCTATCCGAGGATCAGCCACAAACTCGACCGTTCCCACACCTGTAGTAATATTGAAACTCGCGCGGGGCACCACCATTCCCCTCGGGAACCCAGTGAGCACTCCACTCTCCACCTGCCAGATAAGTGGATCGGTGCCCTCCAAAAAATACGTCCCACTGATCTGATACAGATTACCACTCTCCTGATCTCCAATCACCCACCTATCAAATACCCTAACACTTCGCATTCCCTTCCAGTTAGTCATGTTGAACGATTTACGCTCATTCCACTCTCCCGTCACCAGGTTATATTCCCACGTCCATCTATCATGGGCCGACACTACCCAAAAGGCATTATTCCCATACATATAGACGTAGGCCTCAATAAAATCCCTATCTCCATCCAACACCGCAGACTGAATATCCCGGCTCACATCATTAGTTGAAACGGGTGTCGGAGTATACCCATCCAGCTTGTACACTATGAAATCGTCCCCGACCCACAGCAACTGATTGGCCCAGCCCGTCTCCCATCCCGCCACGGCATGAGTCCCTACAATCCCCCGCGGTATAGTGACTTCTCGCGCCAGCGGAAATGGACTCGTGCCCGCGTTGCGATAGACTCCCGTCCACTTATCCCCAAAGGCATACAGTCGTCCTGCATACCTCACGACCCGTCGAAGGTTCAACCCCTGTTCTGTGTTGAACGATAAGGCCTGGACAGACACTGAGTTCAAATCCGAGGCATAAATCTGCCCCCCGGCAAATGACCAGATGAAATACCCTTCAAAGTCACATACACTTGTTGGGCCCGCGGGTAGATCCGCGTCCGCAAACGCTGTTGGTGCCGAGCTATCAAACAGGTTAAAGCAACCATTCTCCGTCACAACCACATTCTGCTTGGTTGGAAAGGCGTTGTTGCGGCCAAAAGTCACTGGCTTAGTACCCACGAGCGAGCCAACATCAGTCACTGCAAAGGCACTATCAAACTTGGCTACCCGCTCATTCAGCACCCACATACACGCAGACTCCACATCAAGAAATCCCCTCGTATGCCCGCCAATAGCGGTGGTCGTCAACATTTGAATACCAGGCGATCTCCGTACAATGGTCTTCGTAGGGGCTCCAAAGGGAGCCTTTTCCACAAAGGCATTAATCAACCGTCCGCCTGACTCCTGCGGGCGGCTTCCGGGCGCGGACGACGTTGGAAATACTATATCCGGCATCAGAAGTATTCCGCCTCCTGTACTCCATAGCTCGGCCCCGAGGCGGTTAACCGCCTAAGAGTCATTTCGTAGAACTGTTTAATTCCCGGGTCATAGCCCTTACCGGCGATAGGTGCACTCACATTGGCCAATAGTCCCGCGAGCGAGTCAAACCACTCACTCGGAATCTGATCATCATTAGCCACTTCGCAGATACCGTCCGCGGCAAGTTGCATTAATAGCGGGTCCACGTTGTTATTGATCTTGTCCGAGTACTCAGCCTCCAGCCCTTGTCCAGTCCCTACGATGTTGAGCTTATCCGCCGCCTCGCGGATCAACTCGTCCCGCGTTTTGGTTATCCTCATAGCGTCACCACCTCTAGGATAACTGTCAGCCTGGCTATCGTCGTAAAACTATCCACATTAAACCGAAGAGTATCCCCCGCTAGAATACTCGTATTCCATCCAGTCAGTGTACTATCCTGTGCCTTACTAGCGGCGGATATCGTTGGCTTAGCCGCCGCGACAATCGTATCTGCTACCGTTGGCGGGTAGTTGCCATAGGTATCTTTCCACACATCAATAACCACACTTCCCGCCGCGTCGGCTAACAGCGTTACCTTTGTAATAGTACATGCAAAAGGCACGACTATATCTTGCTTGGCGCCTACCGAAACCGTATTGAAGACCACTGGAATAGCCCGGATCCTCTGGTTGGTCGTAAGCTCCAACCCTCCCACCCCGTTAAATCCAAGCCCGCCCGCCGCAGTCAGTATCTCAACTGATCCGTCGCCAGTAGTATCCCGCCCAAGAAGCCTATCCGCTGGAATGTTAGCCAGAGCTGTAATCGGGATATCGGCGTAGGCCTGCACAGCGAACGTGTAAGTCCCTCCACTCTTAGTTATACTGATTCCAGTCCCCGCCAGAACCTGGGCGGGGAACCGGGGAAGTATCCGAGCCCTAAGACTCGGCTGCGTCGAGGAAAAGGTAGCCATTTCGCAGAATCCTCCTATGAATGATTTTATGTTCCCGGGATTGGCTCTCCGGGTTTAGGAGCAGGACCCAGCGCTGATTGCTGAGACGGAGGAGAACCCGCTCCAGGCTCTCCATGTTTAATCACAGAACCTTGCGCAGATGTCTTCGAGGGCGTTGGATAGATTGAAGGCATTTTATCCTCCGAAAAGGTGGAGGGGCACCGCCCCTCCAGTTGGGACGAGACTCTTACGCAAGCGGCTTGACGAAAGTCACAATGACGTAGGCATCACCAGTAGCTGTTCCAGTGATGTTAGCATAGACAGTAGTATCCGCTACCAGCGGCATAACCAGTGCTGCCAGCGGAACCGTGTTTAGACTGCCAGCCGTTAACGCTATGGTGGCTGCAATCTCGGAGCCGGTCGTTGTAGTACCAACACCGAAAGCCGGAGTAGTTCCGGTGATTGCCGTCTCCACATTTGTACCGACAGTAAGAATTATAGCCCCTGCCGGAAGTGTACCAATTTTAGTAGTATAGACAGAGATCGCACCAGTCGGATTTGCCCGACCAGCTATGTATTGCACCATCTCGTAACTGGCTTCACGAGCAGGAGTGCCTGTGTTGAGTGACGTTACCATGTTATGAGCCCTCCTCAGTCAGAAGACGATGCGAAGAATCCGGTCACAACGCCCCACTGCTTAATAATGGAGCCTGTGTTCGGATGCTTCTTGAACATCTTGCCAACGCCGTAGGCCATCTCGATGCCCACGCCAGTGATGAAGCCGTAGTCGTCTTCCTTGCGGAAGGTGGGCTTGGCCATCTGGCCCCACCCAAAGACCACAGCTTGCTGACCGAGCATAAACACCGGCTCGACCCGCGTAGTGCCAGAGGCGCCCCCAAGCAGGAGGTTGCCAGTGGATGCCGGACCCCACGGTCCAGGGTTGGCAGTCGTGCCCACGAAGCGGCTGATCTCAGGCACACACCTAACGATACAGCTGTCATAGATCTGATCGCCATCTTGGAATATGGGGTTCTTAGTAGCACCGTACGGCCCGGACTGCTCTCGAGGCCTGGCATCCTTATTGATAGTCTCCAGGCTGATCTTGAGGTCCCGGAACGTATTAGTTCCGGCGCACACAACGTAATACTCGTACCCATCATCAGTCCTATACGGACGAATGTGAGGGTCCGCATTCATTGCAAGGCGCTTCATCAGCGACAGATTGGTCGCTGTGAACTTGTCCGCGGTCGTGTCCAGCGTTGTCAACGACGTAGCAAAGTCCGTGGCGTTGTTGGACACCGCAGCACCAAACAGAATACGATCCGCATTATCACTTCGGAACGTATTCTTCTGGGCTGTAGTAGCAAGATCAAACTGTATCCCGTTGACCCTCGTACCACTCGACGAAGTCGGGAGGGTCTCCGTCGGCAG